TGTAATCATCAATGATATTACATAATCGTTTTGCATCTTTCCACATTGTGGGTACTATAAAACTTATCATATTTTAAATGTTTTGTTTGCGTTATTCTCATCTGCACCAATTCTTGATACAACATCTATTGGATTATTTGGATTTTCTTTATAGCAATAATCATCCAATCCCAATTCTTCAAATCGTTTAGCAATTCTTTCGTTGTAGTGATACATAATGGTTCTTACTCTTCTTTGAATATCTGCTCTACTTAAATCATGTGTATTTCTACCAGTTGTATTATTATAGATAAACTGAATATAACACATTCTAGGTATTCGCATCATTAGTGTTCCCAAAAATGTTCTTACTAATAATTCATAATCATCTGCAATTGCTAAATCTCTGTTATGTCCACCAATTTGGAAATAGATTTCTCTTCTCCAAGCTCTAATATGATTTGGAACACCCACAATATGACGAATTGTTTTTGGATTTATGTTTGGTGCAATGCAAGAATCAAATTTCATCCCACCTACATTAACACTTTCATATTTACCATAACCAAATGCAAACCCATCAGGATAGTGTAGTGAAGTCCAATTCTCATCACATTCAGCATTATCGGTATAAAAGAAACCAATTTCCGGGTGAGTTTGTGATGCGGAAAAAAGATAATCAGTACAATCAGTAGTAAGGTAGTCATCGTGGTCTAATTCTGCTAATAAATATCCTCTACATAAACTTGCGGCTCTATATTTACTTTCACCAATTATACCGCCACTCTTTTCTCTAAAATCATATACCTTAACTCTTGCATCGTTTTTAGCAATTTCTTCTGCAATTTTAAGTGTTTTACCACCATCCGTTGAATCATTCACCAATACCCATTCCCAATTAGTATAAGTTTGGTTTTGTAAAGATTGATATGTTTTTAATAATTTTTCACCAGTATTATATATTGGAGTAAAATACGAAATCAATTGTGAAACATCGTTTTTTAAAATGTTTTCCATAGCACAATGATATGCATACTCACCGGTATTTCCATCAATGGCAGGAATAGTAATCCATTTATTACGAATTTGTAAGGGTTGATTTGCCAAATTAGGAAAATTTCTCCAATCGTCTGAAATGGTTACAATAGAATCTGGCTTTAACGATGCAATTGTTTTTTCAATATCTACATCATTTTGCAATTGTAATGTAATTAAACTATCATCTTCGTAATCACCTATTTTGTACGATTTTAGTTGTACTTGTTCTCCTTTATTTATAAGTAAAACTTTTGGAACTTTTGCAGTTGGTGTAGTTTCTAACTGATTGTAATAAGAAAGTTCTTTTGGAATGTAACTAAACCATTGTGGATTTTCTGCATAGATTTTATCTATTAAAATACCATCACCCGCGTAATCTCCTGTGAAACTATACTCATTAAATACACTATGGTGAAAAATTAGTTGGGCAATATCCACACCCTGATATTTCATATTTTCAGGTTTAGCTTCTCTTACATCTAAACCAGTAAAATCTTTACCATATACACTTTGATTTACTACAAATATTTTTTGTGTATTATTACTTGTTTCGATTGCTTTTACAACCTCTATAAAAAAATGGGGATGAACTATATTATCATCATCCACTACTACCACAAAACCATCATCAAATGTTTTTGCTAAATCACTTATTTGTGGATATAAATAATCCGTACCATTGCCAGTTACAAAATGTAGTTGGATTTTTGGATTATTTAATCTAGCTAATAGTTCAGCTGATATATCTTTTAATCTTGTAGTATCAAATAAAATATGCCATTTAACATCTCCGTTATAATTATCAAATATAGATACTCTTACTTTATCTAAATTATTTACTCTACTGCAACGTGTTATTATGTTAAATTTCATTATCTTAAACTAGCTTCAAATCTGGAATTATGTTCTTCTAAATCTTTAAAATCTTTTGTACTATCACAAAACTTACAAAAGGCTTCTCTTGGAAAAGTAAATCCATATTTACAATTTATAGCACAATTTGTTTCGTATCCACACCCGCGTATATCTTCAACTACTTTATCAAAATTATCATCATAATGCCAATGGTCACAATGTACCATAATACCATTTTTTAACCAAGCTGATTTTAGTTGCTTACCCAATGCTTCTGCTTGTATTTCAGCTTGTCCCCATTGTGTAGATGTTTTTAATTCTGTTGGATTTCCGCTTTCATCGTAAAATTCCTTTAATGGTAATATACCCAAATTGTAGTATGCTGAATTTTTTCGTATATGCGGATTATTGGTATAATCTCTTTCTTTTAAGAATACAAACTCATCGGTTACACTTTCTACATTTCTATCAACAACCCAATATGCAAATCCAAATTGCCTGTTATCAATATCATGTTGATATTTTCGTAATTGTATTTGTTCAATACCGTTGGCTTCCATCATTTCTAATGAACGATTTAACCACTCACTATCAAAACCAGCAATATTTTTGGGTAAAGTAATCCAATCTCCTTCTAAAAAAAGAGTATATTTGTAATCTCTACAATAATGATTTAATCTATTTATACCAGCACCAACTCCCATATTGATATTGGATTGAATTGGAATAATATCTACCTTATCTTTCCATTTAGTACGAAGAGTATCACATACATCAAATATGATTTCACTTTCACCATTTATAAAAATAAACCATTTTACAAACGGAATATTCGTATTTTCTAAAAATGTATTTATTGTAAGTTCTAACTGCGTATCACGTTTTACACCGTTATGAGTTAAAGTTACTATACAAAAATGTAGTTTATTCATATTATTTATAAGGAGAACCACCTACCCAAAGTACTAAACTTTTACGAGTTCCTTTTGTTACAGGTGTTACTCTATGTAATAAAAATGATGGGAATAAAACTGCTACTCCTTTTTGTTTTGGCATTGTTTGAAAATCACCATCGGACCACATTTCTAAATCACCACCTTCATACTCATTTGGGTCTGATAATTGAATTGTAATACTTATTTTTCTATGGTTTATTGAACCTGGTCCAATATCCGTGTGCCAACCATAGTGCCCACCACCCTCATAATATTCAGTATATTGTATTGAATCTATAATAGAATGCAAGTTAAATTTCCATATTGCATTATTTGCTTCTATTGATAAATCACGTATTCTATCATATACCCAAGCAGATTGACCATCATGATGCATCCATTTTATTTTGGATTTTCTATATTCAGTCTCATCACCTGCAATTGTACTTGCAGTTTCAAAACTATAACATTTTTGTAAATTATGTATCCATTCTAATTCCTGCGAATTAAATGCAGAATCAAATGAATAATAATTGGTTTGGTCTATTGTATTATCAATACCATATATTGGATATGATTCCATATTTTTTATTTAAAAGTGTTTCCACCAACCCACAATACTAAACTTTTACGAACTCCTTTAGTTACAGGTGTTATTCTGTGCATTAAATAACTTGGAAACATCACTACTGCTCCTTTTTGTTTTGGTGCTTTAATTGGTTCTTTACCACCTGCCCATATTTCTAAATCACCACCCTCGTAATCATCAGGGTCAGATAATTGAACTGTAATACTTATTTTACGATGATTTAGTGGGGCTGGTCCTACATCCAAATGCCAATCATACCCACCTCCTTCTTCACCATTATATTCCGTATATTGAATAGCATCTTTTACACATGATAAATCAAATTTCCAATAGTTAAAGTTTGCTTCTAATGCTTGTTGCATTAATTTATAATAAAGCCATTCGGTTTTATCTGCTTCAGGTGCCATCCATTTAATATTAGATTTTCTAATTGGATTTTCTTCTTTTTTACTATCATTAAATTCAATTTCACTTTGTGTAAGTGCTTCTTGAAAATCATATAATTTTGAAATGCGTAATACATTACGAATTTCTACATTACTAAAACCTTTTTCAAACCAATAATAATCTATTTGATTTAATTGATTGTTTTGTGGAAAAACTGGATAAAATTCTAACATAATTTATTATTTTGAGTAATTGAAATATTTATAAAACCATTGATATTTTTCATATATATAATTTGATGCATGTTCACCAATAACATCAATATAATCTTCTCTAGGTGGGGTAAAGTTTTTTCTTATTGTATGGTCCGCATATGGTCCATATACTTGGTCATTTTCGTGTGTAATTTGTTCAATATTATTAAAATCATGTTCATAGTAAGGTAGTTCTAAATATTCATATAATTCTTCCATTGCTTCTGTTGGAAATTTACAGAAATCTTCAAACTTTATAAAATGAATATGTTTATCATTTCCATCTATAATACATTGCCATAAATTTTCCAATGGCAAATCAAGCATTGGCTTTTGTGCCATATCATCAATTCTAGTAATAACAGAATTTCCTTTGGGGAATTTATAATCAGTTACATTAAAATCCTTTAATGGGTTTGCTCTATATTTTTTTTCCATAGATGAAAATATACTACGCAAATCCCTAACCATAACTACTATTTTTGGATTTGGGTCATAGGCATTAACAAAATTATATTCACCATGCCAACCTCTAAACTTATCTATTGCATATGGTTTATCTGTTAAACCGCTATAATACCCATTTATTCCATTCTTTAAAAAAGAACTGAATCCTGGTAATAATTCATCTTGATTTTGAGCTTGAAAGAGTATGTGATTTGTAAATAAATTTCTACATTCCAACATCATAGTAAACATACCAGATGTTGGAGATGGAAATATATCAGGATTTTGTCCCAACACATTTTGCAATAAAGTAGAACCACTTCTTGGAAAAGAAGCATTATAAAAAACTCTTTTTATCATTATAACTTTGATATATTATCTTACAAATATACCACTTTTTTATTTAATAACCAAATTATTTTATGGATTGTTTTCTTCCGTTGGATTTAAACTTTCATCAATTGGTGGATATTCACCTGGCTCTTCATATATCCATTTACGTCTTTTTTCGGCCCATATCCAATAATCATGTCCACCAACAGGTACTTCTGGTTTTGCATATTCGGGTTTTAATTCCCACTTAAATGTTGTTCTGTTTAATATCCAAGCTGGTTCGGTTGAGCCTTCAATAACCTCTTCTGGAGTAGCCATTCTTGGTTCTTTTGCATAAAACGCATCTGCTTCCGCATCATAGTAACCACCAATGGTTGCAAAGTTATATCGTAATGGTGCTTTGTATGAACCACTTTCTGGAGTAAAATATTGACCACCAAATGTATTATACGATGTCTGTATCCATAAAGAAGGTTCTCCATGTCTTCCAGAATCAATATCAGCTTGTTCTGCTCTAATTACATCTACTACTATACCGTCTTCTACTTTTGCAAAATGTCCCATATTATATTTTTACTTTTAATTTTATTATGTCCATCTAATAACAACTTTTCCATGACCACCATTTGCGGCACGTCTATCACCGGGTGTATTTGCCCATTTATTAACTGCCCCACCACCGGCTCCTCCGCCGCGGCCACCTTCACCATCTGATGCATTCTTTCCACCTGGATTATTTCCAGTACATCCTTGACCACCTCCACCATTTCCACCATATCCGGAGGCTCCATTATTATAGCCCGAACCTCCACCTCCTCCACCGGCTTGGTATCCAGTTGGACCTCCGTATGGGAAATATGAACCACCATTTCCACCTGGTCCTCCACCATCACCTTGTCTACCGTTACCAGAACTACCACGTCCTCCACCACCGCCTGAACCAGAGCCACCCCCGCCACCTGGCCCACCGGGGTTTCCTTGTGTTCCATTACCAGCTGCTCCACCATAGTTACCACGAGAACCTCCGCCACCTGAACCACCTTGTCCAGCTGCTCCCCAACCCCAAGTACCACCGCCACCACCAGTAGCTCCTACGTTTCCAATTGCCGAACCACCACCGTTTCCAGCAGTTCCATCTACACCACCACCTCCGCCACCAACGGTTACACTAACAGGTGATGCTATATAATAATTAGTTTCAACTACACCACCAGCTCCACCGCCTCCGCCTGTATTTGCATCATTTCCTCCGCCGCCGCCGCCACCAGCAATTACTAATGTACCAAAGGCCTTTCCACCACCAGTTAAAAATGTACCAGGTGAGTTCCACTCTGCAAAGTTATGTCCACCAGAGTTAAATGTATATGCACCTTGTGCGTTAGCAAAGAATGCTGAATATCCGTGAAATTCACTCATAGAGTCTGGAGAAGACCTTCCAATAGCAGCTGATAATGTTCGTAGTGAACTATTACTATTACTTCTAGATAACTCTGCGTTTATCTGTGAAATTGATATTGTTCCCGATGGTAATGCCATATTATATTACTTTATTTAACTATAAATATAAAACTTTTTTAATTTCTCTAAATGTTTCTCTCGGTTCACCATCTGTGCAAATTGAAATAAAGTCCTCTAATGGTTCTTCATAATTATCTACAAAGTATGTTTCCCTTCCTCTTTCTTTTGTAGTGTAAAGATATATTTCTTTTACATTACAATCTTTTTTTAATGCTTCACGAAGTTCTCTGTAAGGTGCTACCATTGATATGATTACACCTTTATTTTCAGAGTCCAAATATCGAACTATATCAAATGATTTTTCAATATTTTTTAATCTTCCTTCTTTTGTATAATCGGTATTTGGAAATAACTTTCGCATCGTATCACCATCTATATGAAACATATGGTTTCCAAGATACATTTGTAACATTTTTGCTAATGTAGTTTTTCCACTACCCGGCTGTCCTATGAATAAATAAATCATAACTCTATAATTTTAATTATAAACATAAAGTTACGATTTATTTTTCACAATTCCAAATTATTTATTCTTTAATTCGTCTAATTCAGCTTTCAATTCTTTGATTGCTTCTATAATAAGTGGAACAATCTTTTCGTATTTAACCGTTAAGTAGTTCTCACCTGATTTAGATATAATTTCACCACTTTCTAATACTAATCTATCTATTGGTGCTAATACTACTACCTCTGGTAATACTTCTTGTACCTCTTGTGCCGATACTCCGACTTGTTGCTCATCTGTTGTATAACCCAATGATTTAGCCACATCACTATTTGTGTAGTGGAAACCATTTAATTGTTGTACTTTTGATAATGCGTTTTCAATATTACCAATTCTTACTTTCAATCTATCGTCAGATGAATATGCCGTAATATCACCAGTTGCAGTAATTGCTCCTTGTACTGCTATACCTCCGGTGAATGTACCACCACCAAATGGGTTTCCAGTTGGACCAGTTGGTCCAGTTGGTCCAGTTCCACCATTTGGTCCAGTTGGTCCTTGTCTACCTTGTGGACCAGTTGGTCCAGTTCCACCAGTTGGTCCAGTTCCACCAGTTGGTCCTTGATTACCTTGCGGTCCAGTTCCACCAGTTGGTCCAGTTCCACCAGTTGGTCCTTGATTACCTTGCGGTCCAGTTCCACCAGTTGGTCCTTGATTACCTTGTGGTCCGTTTGCTCCATTAGAACCATTTGGTCCTTGATTTCCTTGTGCTCCGGCCGTACCTGATGTAGCTGCACTATATGATGTTCCGTTTATAGTTAAATCACCAACTACACCAATTGAACCAGTTACTCCAAGAGAGCCAGTTATTTGAGTTGCTGATACTATTGTTACTAATGTACCATTATCTGTAATGTTTGAGTTAGCAACGTGCTCTCTACCACCACCTTTTAATAATTTGTTAGTTGTAGGGTATGTTTCATTACCTAAATCGTTATATGTTTCTGGTCCTACCAAAAATACAGATGATGTTACAGTAGTACCATCTCCTCTGTGTACAAATATAAATTCATCTAAAACTGAATCATAAAGGAATGAACCAGAACCACCCGTTGAACCACTATCTACTGAAACTACACCTGAAAATCTAACTGCTGGTGTATCAGTATTTAATATTACTGTGTTTGTCCCAATACTTACTGCCGAAGCGGTAATGTTTTGTACCGATGATGAACCTTGTACAACTAAATTAGCACTAACAAAAAGTGAACCAGTAATTACTTGTGTTCCAGTAAATATATTATCACCACTTAATTTAGCGTAAGTTGTTACTGCACTACCACTATATGCAGATGCTGATGCAAATGCTCCAGCTGCTGCTTGCGTAGCAGTTGTGATATTATCAGTTTGAGTATTGTTTGTTGTTGCTAAACTTGCTGATAAACCAACTTGAGAAGCTAAACTAGCACTAAATGATGTTGCTGCTGAACCACTATATGCAGATGCTGATGCAAATGCTCCAGCTGCTGAAGCAGAGTTGGTAGTGATGTTACCAATATTTGTGTTTATCGTTGTATAGAAACTACCACTATAAGCAGATGCAGAAGCGAATGCTCCAGCTGCTGAAGCAGAGTTGGTAGTAATATTGGTATTGGCCGATTGTGTGTAAGAGTTGAATGAACCAGTAGTTGTATAGATTTCCGCTACACCAGCTGATGATGAATTTGCTACTTGTTGAGTAACAGTTCCATTATTATCTACCACATTGATTGAACCGGTTGTGATTTGGATATTACCAATTTGGATACCACCACCTGCAATACCAGTAATTGTAGTTACTACTTGGTTATTACCCGGATTAACCATTTTGATTGAACCAGTAGAAATGTAAAGGTCTCTCCACATTTTTGCTGCACTACCCAAATCAAATGTATTATCATTTGAAGGGATAAGAGATGAACTTAAACTAGCTACAACATTTACACTGTCGGATGTATTATCACCAATTGTAATGTTTCCACCTAATGTTAAATTACCACCAATTTTTGCGTTTCCAGTAATATCTAATCCTGAACCTGAAATAGGTCCAAAATTTCCAGTACTTCCAGTTCCTCCTGCTGATAATACGATGTCTCCATTTGGACCACCAATTACTAAAGTTCCTAGTGTGGAGTTTACGAATGGTTCTCCGAATTGGAGTGAACCTGATTGTTGTGCGGTTGTACCGCGTCTAAATTTAAGTGCCATTTAGTTTACCTTTTTTTTAGTTATGTACGCTTATAAATATAAAGTTTTTTTTTATTAAACATTAAAATCCAAATCTCCGCTATTATTTATATATTTAGCAAGATGCATATAGTTGGCAGTGATACTACCAGTTGTTATATTCATTGTATCTGCACTCATAGATAAATAAGTTGTACTTGCAATTATTACTTGCATCGAGTCTGTTTGTGCAACTACTTGAGTATTTGATGATATATCTTCTATAAAACCAACTTGCCCAGCTACTGATGGTTCTAAATTAAAATCAAATGTATTATTACCACCTGCAGATGCACTAACTATTCTAGCATCTAGTGATGAACTGAAATCGGTTAGATTACCAACTCCGGTAAATGTTGATGCAGATACTGAACCAGTTACATTTATAGAACCTGTAAATTGGTGTGTATCATCTTGTGTATCACCAAACTTTGTTGAACCTGATTGAAATATTACAGATGATGAAACTACCGATATATTGAATTGTCTTGCATTAATTGCTCCTAATACCGTCAATTCATCCGTTACTAATTGAGAGCCACTAATGATGGTTGTTCCGTGATTGACGGTAAGAGTATCATTAACTTTTAGTGATGAGAATGAACCAGTCCCATTTAGAGTTAGGGAGCCAGTAATTGTTGAATTTGTTGTTAGTATTTCTTGTATTGACTCAACGGAACCTGAACGTTTGAAGAATACTTTACCATCGTAAGTATTGATTGCTACCTCTCCCAAGTTCAAAGAACCTGTATCCGGTACTTTTCCAGCTAAACCGGAACGCTTTAGTATAATGTTTTGAGCCATATGTATGGAACGTATTGGTGTTATTTAACAAGAAATATGTAGTATATACTACCTATATAAATATATAATAAAAAAATAAAACCCTCCAAAATTTGGAAGGTCCTATCTCACTTTACCTTTTAATAAATTATTTTTTAGAATGTTCCAGCATCTATACCCTCTTCTAATGCTTGCAATCTACTTGCTACTGAACCAGAGTATGCCAATACATCACCAATACCATATAATGAGCCACTAAAACCATAAGTATCTGTTAGTTCTGCGAACTTTGTACCATTTTTTCTAAACTCAATTGATGCAGTAGTTGGTGTAATATTATATATTGTACTACCACTATTTTCTAAATAACCAACATAACCCGCCGTTGGGTCTGTGTTGAAGTCATAATTGTTAGCTGCTGATATAACAACATTTGTTAATTTACTACCATCTCCAACGAATGCTGAAGCGGTAACAGAACCACCAAAATCTATATCACCTAGACCAACTATATCACCATTTACATAGATACTACCTGTTACATCCAAATCTTGTCTTACAACAAGCTCACTAAATGAACCAGTACCTATTATGTTTATATTACCAACAGTATCACTATTAGTAACAACTAACTGCTCTATGCTTTCAGCCGAGCCTGATTTATGAATATACGCTTTACCATCGTAGGTGTTTAATCCAATCTCACCAACAAAAAGTGTTGATGTAGTTGGTAAACTGCCTGATACGGCGGAGCGTCTTTGTAATATTTTTTGATTTGGTACAGCCATTTTATTTTTTATTTTATCAGTTCATTTATTTACTAAAAATAACCCCCCATTTCTGGGAGGTTATTTGTTATTAGAATGAACCACCATCTATGGTATTACTCATTACGAAATCAGTACCATTCCATTGTGCTATATCACCAGCCGTTGTAGGTGCTGCTATAAACTCAATGTTATCAGTTAAACCTCTAAATGCTAATCGTTTAGTTGAAGCACCTCCCGGTACATTTAGTGAAGCTGTTACACTACTGAATGATACATTGTTTGCCGTACCAACTCCTTGTATTGAACCACTACCTTCTAATGTATCTAGTCTACTATCTACTGAAGAAGATAAAGCGGTTACACTTGCTGCACTTGCGGAGAATGATGTTGCTACCGAAGAACTAAATGTACCAGTTACACTTGCTACCGAAGAACTTAATTGTGCTATTTGGTATGCACTAGAACTAAATGAAGTTGAAATTGCGGTGTCAAAAGTTGCGTAACCAAATGTTCCACTTAATGCAGTTTGGATTGAAGATGTAAATACATTATCACCAGTTGCTAAAAGAACTTTATATTCACTATCTTTTACACCAGCTTTCCAGTAATCATTAGTTGAATCCCAAATTAAAGAACCAGTTGCCAAATTAGGTGATGTTACATCTTTAACATATAAACCACCATTAGATGCACCCGAACCATTTAATTCGATAATATTATCACCTAATTCAATTGTAGTTGAATTAACCGAAGTTGTTGTACCTCTTACTAATAAATCACCTTGAATTGTTACAGATGAACCAGTTAGTTCAATTGCGGTTTTTAAAGATGATGAATATGTTTCTAATGCACCAATTCTATCAGTTTGTGCGTTATCCGTAGTTGCAATTGAAGCACTTAATGCGGTTTGTGAAGCTAAACTTGCAGAGAATGAAGTAGCTGCCGATGCACTATTAGCCGTTGCAGTTGCTGCACTTGCACTAAATTGAGTGTAAGCAGAGCCAGATAAGGTATTGAAATCCGATGCTGCTGATGCACTATTAGCAGTTGCAGTAAATGCACTTGCAGAGAATTGAGTATAAATTGAACCACTAAACTCACCAGTTGTACTTGCTACCGATGCAGATACTGCAGTAATACTAGCGTTACTTGCAGAGATTGAAGTAGCCGCACTCGCAGAGTTTGCAGTTGCAGTAAATACACTTGCAGAGAATTGTGTATAAGCCGAACCAGATAATGTATTAAAATCCGTAGCCGCACTTGCAGAGTTTATAGTTGCAGTAAATGCACTTGCAGAGAACGATGTTGCTGCCGATGAACTATTTGCAGTTGCAGTAGCTGCACTTGCAGAGAATTGTGTATAAGTAGAACCACTTAATGTGTTAAAGTCAGATGCCGCACTTGCAGAGTTTGCAGTTATTGTAGCTAAACTTGCAGAGAACGATGTTGCTGAACTTGCTGAATTAGCCGTTACACTTGCCGCACTTGCAGAGAATTGTGTATAAGCCGAACCAGATAATGTATTAAAATCAGATGCTACACTTGCAGATAGAGCCGTTTGAGAAGCTAAACTTGCAGAGAATGAAGTTGCTGCCGATGCAGAGTTTGCAGTATATCCAGCAACACTTGCACTAATTCTTGTATCAAACGATGCAGAATCTATGTAGTATGATTGTGTAAATGCTAAATAAGAACCAGAAATAGTTTCCAAATTAGAAACTCTTGTTCCTAATGAACCACCACCACCGATTGAACTTTCAATTGTATCTAATCTAGTATCAACCGATGTAGAGTATGCAGTTACATTACCTAAACCAGTTATTGTAGATGAACTAATGTTACCACTTACATCCAAATCACCAGTTAAAGTAATTTTACCTGCTGATTGGCTCATTATTGAATCACCAATATGGTCATCACCCGTTGCAACCATTATTCTACCAGGAGTCAAATGAACTTCATCACCCAAAGAACCAGAGTTTTTTGGACCAGAAATTAACATTGCACTCATATTGGCTTCATCACCTACATTTGGATGTTGGTAAATCCAATGATTATTTAATGAATCCCAAAATAATGAACCAGATACACCTGCATTAGAACCAGAATCTTGTACACTTATACCACCAAATCTAACGGCAGGAGTTGCGTTGTTTAATACAATTGTATTATCACCAATATCTAAAACCGATGCAGTTACATTAAATAGTGATGAAGAACCATAAACAATTAAATCGTTTGTGATGTACATCGAACCAGTAATGACCTGATTTCCTTGGAATATGTTTGAACCAGTAGTTGCTAATCTTGTATCGTTAAATTCAAGTGCATCTAATCTAGTATCTACCGAAGTTGATAATGCTAATACCGATGCTGCCGATGCGGAGAATGAAGTTGCTACTGAAGAACTAAAGTTACCCGTTACACTAGCTACCGAAGAAGATAATGCAGTTACTTCTGCTGCACTTGCACTAAATCTAGTATCTACTGATTGTGAGAACAAAGTTACATTACCAATACCACTTATTGTTGATGCACTAATGTTACCACTAGCACTTAAACTACCAGTAAAATCAATTCCATTTACAGCAGTAATTGTTACCGTTCCTGCACTATCATTTATTGCTACATAGTTAGTATCATCACCTAAAAAGGTTAATCCACCCGTAGCTTTAATATGAACATCCGTAGCTGCAGTATTATAAATTTCAAGTTGTCTTGCATCACCAACATTAGGTTGTAAGAAAATTGAACCAGTACCTTGTATTGGACCGGTAACAAGTAATGAACCTGTTATAGTTTGGTCACCATTAAATCTATTTGAACCAGTTGTTGCGTATGAACCAGTTAAGGCTTCTAAATTACCAACACGAGTTGCAATTGAACCGCCACCGCCTAAAGAAGCTTCAACCGAACCTAATCTACTATCAACTGATTGTGAGAATGGTTGGATGTTACCTACTAAATTGATTGCTTCGTTTCCATCACTACCTAATAAGAATAAGGTAGAACTACCACTTGCGTAGTAAGGAACTCCTTTAAGCATTCCATTGTAAGTAGATGCAGAAAAGATATTAGGGTTAGATGAACCCATCAAGAATCTGTTGGTAGCTTGTACCGAACCTGATTCAGGAACAATGAACGACAATGCCGTTCCGTTGGTTGTGGTTAGGTTAGCGGAGCCAGTAGCTAATACTATCTCACCTTTTTGTAGTGAGCCAGTTACCTCACTTAATTTTTCTAGACTACCACGTCTGTGTTTGATTATTTGTGCCATTTGTTTGAGTTATTCCCCTTTTGTTTTTTATCTTTATATAAATATACCAAAACCTTTTAATCAACTGTTTTTTTTTGTATTATATTTTTACCACTCACCCTGGTCTATCACATTACTTTGTGGTTGGTTATTTACAAATGGGTCAGCAGGTGCAATAGAACCCGTCTGTCCACTTATCCATAGTTGTGCAGGCACTGAAGTATCTAATTCTAAATTTAAAGAACCAGTTAAATTTGTAGCATCTACTACCGCAACTGCTCCACTTATAATTAGTGAATAACTATCCGCATCTGTTGGTACGATTGTTAAACCTTCCATCGTAACATTTTTTAATGTCATCCCATCTACGGTTTCGTAAATAGCATTTGCTAAATCAGTTCCAACCAATGAAGCTGATAATAGTGCATCTGCGTTTTCTAATTGTTTTAATGCTATAAATGTTGCCATATCCTATATTATATTCTTAAATGCTCCACAAATTAAAAAACTATCCTCATTCAAATTATCAGGAATTGTTGTTTTTTGCATTGTAAAAACTATGTTTCCTATATTATTAAATGAAACTATATAATCGGGTACATCCAATCTAATTCCGTTTATATAAATATCAAAATCTTTACTAGTTAAACTATCGTATCCCTGCATTGGTGCATATGATGTTATAGTTGCTACATAATATGTTGGATATTCTATTAAAAGATTTGGATTTAGTTTAACATCACTTGCTATATAATCAAACATATCCAATTTGTAATCCAACACCTTATCTAAATAATTTGGTTGAATTGTTTTAATTGGTGCTGATTTTGTTTTTGATGGAGTTGGTAATGTTTTTTCAGCCAATATAGAACCGGTCATATCATTCAAAACTAAATTGGACAGAGTTTCCATCTTATCTAAAAATAGATTTTTTCTATTAGATATTGCCGATATATTTGGTCTATTTTTCATTAGTGTGGTATATGTTTGAACATTCCAGTTACTCTTATATCATCCGTTGCATCTAATGTATATGGAAAGTTTGCTTTAATAAACTTCACTAATACTGAATTACCTTCATTATTTTCCAAAATGTAATCCATTGGTAGAATTGTTTGTCCGTTTACATCTATTCTTTCTTTTTCTTGCACCGAAGTTAAAGTTCCCATTAAACTATTGGGAGCTAAAATAAATCCTTCAATTATGAATATAAAATAAGTTGGATTACTTAAATCATATACATCTACTTTATGTGTGCTAGTAGTAACAAATGGTTTTACTAGCTTTTGGAAATTGCTCATATTAAACTATTATTTTACCAACAATAGAAACCTCATCCGTTAAAGGATTTAATCCACCGGCAAAAATTGAACTATCAAAATTAACAACATAGTTGTTTCCAACTTGTAATGATGTAGGCCAATATGCTTTTGAATACTTTACACCATTTATATAAACTTTAATACCATCCGTTGCCGTTACTGAAAGTTCTGCTGGTGGTGTTACTAATTTTGTATTACTAAATGTAATTTGGTATGTTCCCGTAATTACACCAATTTTACTATTATATAAGTTGATATAATCAAATAGTATTTTATTATCGTTGTAATCATTCATTGTAATTCCAGCAGTTAAAGCATCTCCTGCTGATTTGTTTATATCAGTTTCTAATGTAGTAACAACTGCTCTCGTTGATATTGATTTTTTGATTGTACTTTCGTTGTTTGCAGATTCAGGTAAAAGATATGCATAAGTTGTTAGTGAAAAATTACTACGAACCAATCTTTCTTGATTATCTGTAACTTCAGTTACACCTTCAAACCCATCTATTGTAGTTCTAAACTTAAAGCCATCACGTTCTCCCCAATACTCTTGACTAGCCCATTGGAATTGTTCAACTATACTATTCATATGCTCTGTATAGTTTGTCCAAATCATAATATCATATGTAACATTTACATAATCAGGCATCGTAATATCAATGATTTCTTTTCTAGGTTTGAAATTGTTTAACAAAGAAAACTTATCATATCTATTTTTATTGGAATATCCAACGTAAGATTGATAATGTAATTGACGATTGGGCATTGCCATCGTTTCATTTGGGGTTTGGCCGGTACGTTTGAACATAACCAATGGTAATTGTATCTTACCCCTTTGGTCTCTATATACACCATCTATTTGTGCCGATTTCCATCTTTCAGCATTTCCGTAGATTACTGGAACTGTTATTTCTTTACCATCCAATTTTAATTTTGGAACAATAATATCTCTCATATACGAAAAGATTGCCTCATCCACATCGTATATACTAATACCACGTTTGTATGTAATACCTTCTCTCGGCATTTGCTCTGCACGATTGATTGGTTTTTGTAGTGGATTATTTGTTGCCATATTATTCTACTCTTGGTTTAATATTCAATTGTGATAATCTAGTCAAACGAGTTGTACATTCAATACCAAAATTGTTTTCCGATTGCATACCTACCAATTGTGATTGATTGGTATTTGTAATTTCATAAAAACTATCATTGAAATAAAAGAAATCACCAACTTCTGGTAATATATCTTTGACAATACAAGTGTCTTGATTTACTCTTACAATTACTTCTTGTTCTGTATCTTGTCCAAATCCATCATATTGTTGAGTTTCATCACCGTATTGTAAAACTGCAAATACAGATACACCATCATAGTACGATTTGTCTAATGACTCACCATATAGATTTACTTTTGTTTCACCCACTATAAGTTTATAAAAGAACACTTGAGTTTGGATTACAGAATCCACAAGCTCTCTACTTATATTTTGGAAAAAATTGTAATCTCTTGTACCTATAAAACGTGGCATACTATTATCCTATATAAAATGGCATTGGTATTTTATTCAACATCTTTTGTACATTATCTGCTTCTTGCATTCTGTATTCCATTTGTTTTGGTCTACTCAATTCTTCCAAATTCTGTCTCAATTGCTCGTACAATCTATCTTTATCGTTTTGTGCTTCTGCTCTCAATGCTGCACCATCCAATGAAACCTCACCCTCTGGAATTGGAATAGTTGCGTATTTCTCTCTAATAGCACCTAATAGTTCCTTTGCTAATGCTAATGTATATTTCCAAATCCATTGCTTACCAACTGAATTGATTGTTCTATATGGAATAAAATCGTAATTTACATTTGAGTAAGATGATACTGCACCTGCTTTCTTTTGAATTGCATTTTCATCTCTATCATCCACTACAATATATTCAAACCACATTTGCGCCGGTGTTTTATCCGTAGGAGCAGGAAAAATGTGTAGTTCATTATTTACTATGTTAAATGTATATGCACTTCTACGAACCTGGTCATTAAATTCAATTGCCTGAATACGAAGTAAATCTTCATATATTGGCATCATTACAAATTGTGCCGCTGGTGAGAATGAACTAAATCCAAATTCATCCATAAGGTTTAGAGTACCTTTTGCAGAAACTGCATATGGGTCAAAGAAACGAGAGATTGCGGGTGTGTTTTCATAAAACACCTTTTTAATTTCAATTCTTTTTCCACTTTCACTTACATCTGCCCATAGGTGGTTCAAATCATATTTACTTACACCAATTTGAGTTTGGAATGAACCTGATTTTTGTGATGTATAACCACCAACTTCTGCTTCTTGTCCATAAGAATTTGCAATACGGATTAAAGAACCGATATTAGTTCCCTCTACATATGTGTTTGTAAAGTTAGAACCAGTAGATTGCCCCATCAAATTAGATAGGTTATTACGGATGTTGAATTGATTTACTTGTGCAGAGTATTCACTAATTGATTCCTCAAAACAAGCATATATGTTTACGGGTAGTAATTCAATGTTTTGAATTGGATAACCTAATCGTTTTGCAACCCAATCGCCCACACGAGGTCCGTCTGCTTGGAAGTTTATATCTGTATCATAAATTCCGAAAGGAGTTGAACCGGAGATTGCAGAACCACTTCCCGGCCAGTTTATACTAGTTACTAAATCTGCTGCCATAATTTGTTGTTATATACCTAATATAAATATACGATTTCTAAAATAGGATATAACAAAAAAACTACCCACAAAGTGAGTAGTCTTTAACACAATCAAAATGAAAAATCAAAAAAAGAAACCTAATCTATATTTTTACAAACCTTGCTCCCTTCGAAGTTGTTGGTTGTCATATTCAGCTTCCGAATACTCTACCACTTTTAAGTAAGGGTCAAACTTTGTTTCGTAGTAACCATTTAGGTTAGCAATTGAAATCATTGTATCAATGAATGACTTACGAACATAAGTCATATCAGATGAACCAAAACCCTGGTCTTCAGGCCAATCAGAGTAATCTTCAGCTACCTCATTTAATGCATCGTAAACTGCATCCATATAGGTAATAACTCTATTAGTAAAACGTCCCTCAACAGGAAAAGTATTTTTAATAGTATCAAACCCCTCGATTAAAGAAGCGGTGGCTAAAACTGAATTAAGATTAAATGGAAGACTCATAGTAGATATATTTAAAATGTTTAACTCTTATTACTCTATAAAGGTAAGCATAATAAATGGGAAAGTCAAGTCTTTCCCAAATTATTTTTTAAATATTTTGTAATGCTTTTTGAATAACATTTTCAGTATAAGAATAACCTCTCAACTTCTCAATCGCTTTCTCCAAAGTTAATACTCCCCATACATACTCACCGGCCATCATAGCTTTCAAGCTACGTTTTGCTTCTGGCCAAGTACCATAGGGTGCTTTACCATTGAAACTCACATACTTTGCACCAAACTCTAATTCAGTTCCGTTATCAGTCTTACCATTATCTCCGTATTCGTAGATGTCATGCATCCCGTCATAATGTCCACCTTTGAACATATTACAGAACGAAGCGATTTCACGATAATCATCAGTACCATATTCTAACTCCGAACCATCAGCGTAACAAGCATAAAGGTCAGATGAACAACCATTAGCAAAGGTTTCTGATTTACCCCATACTAACATATTAGGATATTTAACTTTCATCCATTGTTTGAACATCAAAGGAACTTCTTTTCGTCCAATAGAAATAACTGGATTAAGTAACGCAACTCCTGAATAAGAGTGAGTACGAAGACAATTTACAGGTAACTCAAAACGGATACCCAAGTAATCAAATTTCGTTGTATTTTTCATAATTTTATGTTTAATGTTTAACCCTCATTGGTTTAATAAAGGTACAAAGAATAATTGAGAATGTCAAGCTTTTAGCAAAATATTTTTCAATTATTTTCATCTTTTTTTGCAATAATTTCCAAGTCACCTTGAACCATTACTTTCCTTCCATACACATCATCAAATACAATACCACGACCATAAACTCTAAATGAATTTGCATAATATCGTTTTCCATTTTCCGATGTAATTTCATACTTTGCTTTATCCGTTTTACCAGGTATTGCAAATGCAAGTGCCGCTGCCATTGACATAATCACCAATGCTCCAAAAATTGCTAATCCGCTTTTAAATGTTGCCATCTTTATCAAAATTTTTAAAATCGTTAATTAAATAAACCAAACCACCAACAAATAGTGATGCTAATAAGACGAGATATACCCCATCTACTACATAATCCATTGTTTTATAAATGTATCCTAACATAGTTTTATTATTTTAAGTTTAAAAGAAAAATGCATTCCATACACACTCAACAGGCCTTTGATACCTCTCACCAGCTCTATGGTTATGTTGGGCAGAGAATGAATGAGATGGATAAATGGATTTAACTACCTCCATTGTACACGTCCCAGCGTACTCATTAATACCTATCAGTTTTGCTCGTAAGGTTGGAGAGAAGTTCTCTGGTGTATCCTCACCTATTACCTTAACTAAATCCGTAATCTTACTATCTGAATATTTCATAGTTTTATTATTTAAAAGATTTTAAGTTCATTATAAGAAATGCGTTGGTTTTTTTGTAAACCGATTCGGCAACTAAATTGTTGGCAAACATAACATCATTTTTTGTGATAGTATTTATGATGTGGGATTTACTTAAAAAATCAAAACCACCGGTCAATGCCGCAATGTAAAAATGAAAATCTGTGAATCGTTTCATATTGAATTATTTATGTTTAACTGATGTTTAGTAAAGGTAAGCAAAATAAATGAGAAAGTCAAGTCTTTTCTTAATTATTTTACAAACTATGTCCTAATTTATTATGTATGGAAACCATATGTTTGCAAGGTGTGTATCTACGGAAACTTCTTGCTTCACAATTACAATCTACAATTTTCCAATCTTCAACTGAAACTTTGTAGTATTTTAACTTTTGGGTCTTTTTATCTCTACTACCCATTTCTTTGTAAAACCACTTCATATCTTTGTTGTTTAGTAACCTAACATTTTTAAAACTCGCAATCCAAACCAAATAAAATCTAAAATTTTCATATCTTTAACTCTTATTACATAGTAAAGGTAAGTAAAAATAATGAGAATGTCAAGTCTTTTCTTAATTATTTTTTAGACATAAAAAAACCCACCGAAGTGGGTTTAGATATTTTTGTAAATTTATATTATTCCAAAATAATCATTGCACCTGATGAAATTGTTAAATATATCGGGTAGCAAGGAAATATTTGATGATTATCAATTGATGTTAAATTTATAACACCACCACCTGCTAATGCTACACTACCACTTGGGTTTCCTTCACCTCGCATAACTCCCCAAACATTTGGATATGCCGTTCCTTTTCCTAATGCAACCGAACCACTTACGGTTGATACTTTATATGCTCTATATTCTGCCATTTTATTTTTATTTATAATTTTAATGAACTATTGCTAAAAAATCACTTGCAGTATAGATATAAATATCACCTGCTACTAACCCGCCTGCTAATGCAGCTGCATTATTAGCATATGTTGGGATATTTGCAATGTTTAAACGATTTGCACCATTCGAACCAATTACAGGTGTATTAGAACCACTTGCAAATTTAATATATCCAGTTGCTGCATTTTGTACACCTGATACTTGCATTGTATTTGAACGATTTACATCACCAATCCAAGCATCATCACCAACTTTAAAGTTTTGTCCACCACCATTGTTGGTTGCGAAGAATTTATCTTGTGTAGAATAACTACCACTTACACCAATCGAACCACTTAATGCGGCTATTGATGCGCTTAAAGATGTAATATCAGCATCGGTTGCTAATCCAGCCACATCCAATGGTGATTGGATTGCTTCTACTGTTGAATATGCAAATTGAAATCCATCTTCCGTTACTACCATCACTTTGGTACTACCACTCGGTGCTATAATATCTAAATCGTATGCTCTATGTAATGAGTTTGCCATTTTAATCCTATTGTTTTTATATTATATAAATATATAGTTTTCATATAAACAAAAAAAAGAGAGGATTTCTCCTCTCTCTTTTCACTTTACTTTTGATTGTTGGATTAGATATTAGCCAAACCTTCAACCAATACTTTACCGTAAAATTCTGGACGAACCAATTTTTTAGCGTAACGAGTCATAACACCTCTACGTGGAGTGAAGTTATCTGGGTCGTACACCAATGGAGTCAAGATTAAAGGTACATATGGAGCATAAACCGCACCAGTCTCAAGGAAGTTATTTCCTTTGTAACCCAATAAGATTTCGTTAGAAGTCATGTAAGGGTTTTTGTAAACTGTGTAACGATTAGCCAAAGAACCAACTTGAGTTACACCAGCTGCGAATTGTTTAGCATCTTTATCAGCGTTTACAGAGAAAGCTGGGATTGATTCTAAAATAGTACAAACGTCTGGAGAAGCAACGATAAAGTTAGCTCCACCACGCATTGTCAATTGGTGAATCTTGTTAGATACTTTGTTTAATTTAGTTCCTAAAGTCTGGAACCAAGTGTTTTTAGTGTAAGCACTTGCGTTAGATGAATCTGCATCAATTGCAAATTCTGAACCATTCCACTCATTACCAATCTTTGTAGACCAGTATTCAGTAGTTAATGCGTTTCCTTTCAATAAATCCAAGATTTCCAAGTCAATCTCTAATGAGATATATTCAGATAACATAGCAGTCAATTCAGCTTCTGCATCAATTGAGTGGTAAGCGTTCAAATCTTGTGCCAATTCTGGAGTCCAAACTGCTTTCAACTTACGAGTTTTAGCAACGATTGCCTCTGATTTCAATTCTAAATCTACTTGAGGAATGTTCAAGTTAGTTCCACCTGATGGGTTGTTGATAGGGTCTCTATCTTCGAAATCACCACGAGATGTTGCAGTTGGCTGTACAGAATATACTAAACCAATAGTTGCAGCAGTTGAACCTGAAGCCAATACTGATGAACTTACGATTAATGATACAGTACCATTAGAAGAGTAAGTAGTCAATGCTGGGTAGTAAGTGTTGATTGAACCAGAAGTTCCACCTTGTAATGAACCAGATACATAGAATGAACGTACTGCGTTAGTGTCAGCAGATAATGCTGCAACTGAAGCAGATGTTAAAGTAATTTTGTACAAGTTACCAGCAGCAACTGAAGCCGATAAAGATGAATCAAAATTGATGTCAGATAAAGCAGTAACTTTAGCTGCAGTAGCGAAAGATACGATAGCAGAATTATCATTTACTGAATATGCATAACGTCCTTCACCGTAAAGACCATTTTGAGCTACGTTAGTTGAACCTAACTTCGCTGCAGATGTTCCACCATATAATGATGTGCTAGATGCATCACCATATCCTTTTCCAGTTGTACCATATTTGAAATCCATGTAGAAAATCAAACCTGATGGTAAGTTCATTGGTTGTACCGAAACAAATTCCTTTGCTGCGATTTCACCGAATATACGGCGAACCAATGGTAAAGCTACACCAGACCATTCTTCAGAACCACCTGAAA